GCCATGCCGCGATCGTAGGGACCGCCATGACGTTCAGTGTAGTAACCAGATTGTGCTTGTTCTTTAATCATATTGTTTCCTTTGGTGCTATCATTTTGCGTCCTGCTGTCATAAACATATTATACGCGACTCTGTCTTCTTTGTCAAGATCATCGTAACAGCACTCCATGTCCTGCAATCCTGCCAGGATGTCTCCGCCTGTGTGGTGATCAGCGTATTCCTGCACGATGCGGCAAGCATCGCCTAGTTCCATGTATAGTGGTGTTCCCATTTTGTTCTCCTTAAGCCGCTTTGCGGAAGTACTGATAGGGCAAGCCCAAGGTCCAGGCAAGAAAATCATTGTCACCGTTGGTCTCTTCAGCTTCGTGGATCCAACGCATGGCCATGTTGTAGTCTTTGGCACCAATGCTGATCAATTCAGCAACACGGCGTTCAAACAACTCAACCGCCTTGATCCCGGCTTCTTTACGAGCAGTCTCTTCACGGTCAATGATCTCACCCAACTGTTTGAACTCAGCAAGGTAATCTGCCTCTGTCCAGGCAGAAGTATCAATGCCACGAGGGCGGATACCAAACGCATCTTTGTACATATCCCAATAAGTGCAGGCATACTGCTCAAGAGTTGTCATGTCTTCCCAAGATGTAAATGCTGTCATTTGTGGCTCCTTATTTCTTACTATGTTCATATTATAGCAAAATGGGGGTTTTTGGTCAACCGTTTTGTGCCTGTAGCAAATAGTATACATTTTTGAGATCTTGGGCGTTTTACAGCAATATTTCATGAAGATCTTGCTATAGTGCTCACAGTAGCAAAAGCAGGGATTTTAGCGCATCAAAACCCTATATAAATCAACAACTTAGCACGCCTGCGACCATCAAAAATCACGCGATCTGCGGGTTTGCTACAAGATCTTGCAAATATCATGGTAATACTTGAGTACTAAGATTTAAATACTTCAACTGAAACCAAGATTGTGCAGAATCTGAATAGAAGTCCAAGTGTACTTGGTCTTCGTAGTGCATGGTGGGACCGTCCTTTCGGGGGTTTGGGTTGGGCACAAGACCCCTATGATACCTGTATACAAAACCCAACTCACGTTTCAGACGCGGCCTTACAGCCATGCCCATGCCGTATTGTTGCAGTATCTGAGCATAAACATCTGACCACTCTCCGGGACTGTGAAAGATGATCAGGTTCTTTTTAACTGTTACTTTCATGTGGGTGTGCCAATACAAACCAATTTAGTTCTTTGTCACTATTTAAGTAGATGCGATACTGTTTATACTCTACTGAGTAAGCCCAATGGGTATTGATGTCATCTTCCTGGACTACTGTATTGGCAGGATCTGCTTTGCGGAATTTCAGTCGGCTACGAGTATCAACATCTTGACTCCATCCCCAAGTCTGGTTCATCCAACGTCGACTACGATCAAAGTCTAGCACGCCAGTGCCGACTCGTGTGTTCTTGGAGAATTCCAGCATGTAATCAAAACTATGTTTGTGGCTATGCCGATAATCCAATTTGGTTACGTGGTATATCATGATATAGAAACAAAAGGGGCCGGAGCCCCTTTTGTCGATGACCTATCAAGCAGAAGCTTGCAGGATGTACTTGCCGTATCGGCTGTGGAACTCATCAAAGTTCTTGAGCTTGGTAGGCAGGAACGGAAGATCGTATGTGGTAAGAGCAATACGAGCACCCATAACAACCAGTTCTGTCTCAAAGTTCTTCATCATGTAGCCCAGGAAGTTGTCGGCCATTTCGTGGAACTCCTTGTCTGCAGGCTTGTTTTCAACTGCACCTTTGAGCTCGTAGCACATGGAGATCACCAAACTGTACATGGCACTGACTTCTTTGACCTGGAGTTCAGTCACCTTGCCCTTCAAGATGTCCACAGGATTGGGCATGCGGCTTGCGATCTTGCGGTGAGCCATGAACTTCACAGCAAGACCTTCGCCTACAGTACCTGCAATCAGGTTCATGATAGTGTCGTCTTCTGTAGTATCATCACTCAACAGCTCACTCACAAAGCTCCAACTACGTGGAGTAGCAAAAGCTCGCGATGCAGACTTAGCATCAAAGTCGTACAAGTCCTGCTTGGCAAAGCTCAAATAACCAACCACGTCCTTGTGGATCTTGTTCTCCACAGCCCAAGTCTGCCAAGAGTTAAAGTCCACCTTCATTTCTTGGTGAATGAAACGATTGGCAAGCGGAGTAGGCATACGGTAAGTGACACCTTTGTCGCTTTCACGGTTGCCGGCGGCCACCATAACCACATTGTCGGGCAATACATATTTGCCAATGCGACGGTTCAAAATAAGTTGATAAGCGGCACTTTGAACAGAGGGTGCGGCACTGTTCAACTCGTCCAAGAACAGCACCACAATAGGATACTGAGCCGCAGTTTCTGCGTCGGGCAATTCAACTGGGGGAGCCCAATCCATCTTGCCATTGTCCTTGTTGTAGAACGGGATACCACGAATGTCTGTGGGCTCCATCTGACCCAGGCGCAGGTCAATCATGAGACCGTTAAGATCTCGAGTAATGCCTTCAACCAATTCACTCTTGCCAATGCCTGGAGGACCCCACAGGAACAAAGGACGCTTGACGCTGAATGCTTTGAGCAGGCTCTTGCGTGCCTGGGCGGAGGTGACTGTGCGACTATCTGACATGTATTACCTTTCGGGGTGGGAAATTAACTGTTCAAGCTGTTATTGTAACAGTGTTGGATTTATTGGTCAACAATTTTTTAACTGTTGATTGTTGCAAAAGGACTACACTCGTTGCCGTCTGTGTCAGCAGACAGTGTAGTTTGGGATTCAACAACAAAGTGGACTGGAATTTCCAGTTCACGGGCAATTTCAGCAAAGCTCTTGCCTTCTTTTAACAGGTACTCGATGTCCATTGCTAGCTCGCTCATCTTGCTCATTGCAGGTCCTTGTTTTGTTGACATGTGTATATTGTAGCAAAATGCACAATTTTAGTCAATAAAAAACCCTACATAGTGTAGGGTTTTAAATGTAGTACTCAAGTATTACAATTGTAAATACTAGATCACTATGTTTTCCATTGAAAATTTTTACTATATTCTGCATCAACACCTGTTGAAGCCTTTGAATTTGCAAGATGCTATGTTTCAGGAGTTTGGATCAGTTGATCTGAAAGATTTTTATATAGGACGATACTCCACAAGTCAGTACAGATATCGAAAAAAATCATCGATGGAGAACACATGTTATTATTTTGACCAAGAGCCTATACATACTGATAGTGTTAATAATTTAACCATATTTACATCCTCTAAATTGTTGCAACTTTTGGCTAACAGCGAAATCAGCCATACAAAAAAATATCTATGTCAGGAACACAACTACCAAAATTGGTACTATTTTTTTCATGGATTTGCTGCCTTGGACTGGTATCAGGATGGTCGGTACTTTGATCAACAGATTGACTGGTCTCGTCCCTACATCACACTGAACCGACTGCATACCAATGACCGCAGTTATCGACTAAACCTTGTGGCCCGCTTGGCTGATCAACAGTTGTTGGATCGCGGACATGTAAGTCTGCATCTTGGTCATACTGAATACGGAACTTGGCAACAAGAATTAATCAGCCCTGACACTAGACTCAGTGACACTGCTCGTGAGCTGATTGCACAACATCTAGAACACCCATTGACTCTAGATTGTGAGACCAGCACTGGAAGCTTGAGTGCTAATTTTGGACATCAGGAGTTTGAATTGTGGAAATCAGGACTGTGGCACATTGTAACAGAAACTGTGTTCTATCACGACAAGCTGCATCTCACAGAAAAAATATTCAAACCCATTGTGGCCCAACGTCCCTTTATGTTGGCTGCGGCACCTGGTAATCTTGCTTATCTAAAAAGCTACGGATTCCAAACGTTTGATCAGTGGATTGACGAAAGCTACGACAACATACAGGATCCAGATCAAAGACTGCAGGCCATAGTAGACCAAACTCAACGCCTGAGTGCCATGAGTGATAGTGACTTGCGAGAAATGCACCAGGAAATGCAAACAGTACTAGAACACAACTTTGACCACTTGTGGTCAGGATTTAGGCATCTGATTGTGGACGAATTAGTCAATAACTTTGAAACATGTGTTCGATTGTGGAACAACGGCAGAGTAGATGGAAAAGAATTACCCTTGCAAAATATTGATCTTGCAAGGGTAAAGCAGATTTTACTTAGATAAACGTTCAATCTCGTTGGCAGCTTCTTCCAACAAATCGGCAATTCTATCAGCGGCACCTTCCTGCACACTTTTACGATCTTTGATGTTGCGTCTAATCTCTGCTCGCTTGCGAAGTCGATATATTAGACTTTGTTCTGCAACAGGAAGATGTGATTCGTCTTTCATTCATCCGCCCCAAAACCAAAATATATTTTTAAGTCTTGTCCTAGCAGGTGGCCATGCTCCCAATTCCTGAGAGCATACTGGTTGCATTCTTCCACAACCAACTCCACTAGTTTTTCTGCATGCTCCGTGCCCATCCACTTGCCGCTGGTATCAGTACCTGCTTGCTTCATTAACTCTTGAATTCGTTGGTTCATTTTTAAACTCCTACGTACTTGCTAGCTTCTGCGTAAAGTCCCGGGTCGCCCTTGGTCATTACAGCGAGAAGCATGCGCTTTTCTTCGAGGTAAGTCCGAGCAAAAGCCGGGTCGTGCTTCACGATGCTTCGACTGTTACTGATAAGGTCAGCGAGCTTGATAGTCTGTGCTTCGGCTGGCGCCCGGGCACTGTGCTCACGGTCCATGGCCTTGCGAACAACACGATTGCCATCATGCGGTTGACTTACATCAGTGAGCCAGCCAACCAAGGCAGCAATGTCAGCACCAAAAGCCATATGCACATCGGTATATGTACAACCAGTGTCTTCCACAACATCGTGCAACCAAGCAGCCGCGACCATATCGGGAGTACTACCTGGAACGCCTGCTACAATCTTTGCTACCTCAGCAGGGTGAACGATATAGGGCTCACCGGTGTACTTGCGCCGTTGCCCAACTGCGGCGTGAGCTGCCTGGGCATAGACCTGTGCCTTGCGCACAACATCCATGCCGCTTTGTTCCATTGTGAACCCTTCCATATTGCTCTCCTTAATCTAAAAATGTCACGCGGCCTTCTGTGATTTCAACATCGCCGCTCATGTCGCCTTCATACTCGCCACCGTTCTGCGAAAGCCAAACTTCTGCATCTTGTGGCAATTGTTGCAATAGTGCTATCAAATCTGCTATTGTCATTTCGTTCTCCTTTTTGTCTATGTGTATATTGTAGCAAAAAGGGCAATTTTGGTCAACCAAAATCAAGTACTACAAAAGTATTACTTGTGATGCCCTTTGATCTCGCCCCGCATGGCGTCACGGATAGCATCTTCCATCAGCATGGCAATCTGCCCAGTAGCATCAATGCCCATGTCTCTGCAACGATACCGTTCCATGCCGCTCTCGCCACCATGCAAGTGACCATGAAAGTGAACTGCACCGCGATGCATCTGATCCCACTCTGCAATAGGATAGTGTAGCATCACAACCTTGGTGCCATTGTAGTTGATGTCCAAGTAGTGATGAATTTCCTCAAAGCAACCACGAAAGCCAGCGTCTTGTAGTAGCTTGCGATCATGGTTGCCTTGCACCAGGATCTTGCGCCCATTCAAACGGCGCATGTATTCCACTGCCTTCGGAGCTGGCAAGAATGCCACATCGCCCAGAATGTACACCAAGTCTTGGGGCTCGATCAAGTCGTTCCATTCTCGGACCATGGCTTCGTTCATGTAGTCCACATCATTGCGGAACCTGGCCCGCGACACAGGGCAAAAGTTCATGATGTTCTTGTGACCCCAATGCAGGTCACTGGTGATATATGTTTTCATAATTGTTATTATACACTCAAAAGAAAGCCCAGTCAAACTGGGCTTTGGTATGTTGCACTGCCACAACAGTTAATCTGCGTACCAGATTTCGTCAAAGCCTTCTTCTTCAGTAGGTAACTTCAAGCTGGATATCATGCCCTGCATTACATTCCAGGGAATGTTCTTGCCTGGACGGCTGGCGAGCCTACGCTCCAGTTCCGTATGAGAAGGAGTGTAGAACACCACAGCCACAGCATGATAGTTAGGCAGCATGTTGAACTTCTTTCGACGGCTGGCTACAGTAGTACTGGTTTGGTCCCAAATAATGTCCTGTCCTGCTTCTCTGGCAGCAACCACTTGATCTGCCATCAGCTCCACAGCAGTAGGCATGTAGTCGTTGAACACTTCGTTGTAGGTCTTGCCTTGACGTTGTGCTTCTTGTTCCACGAACGCATCAGTGCTTACTATTGCACAATTTTGAGTCCAATCTTGATTCTTGATCCAGGTACTTTTACCTGATCCTGGCACACCTACTAACACATACACAGTCGGCATTATTGTTCCCATCCTAGTTTAAATGTACGCCAGTCGTCCACGTTGGGCTTTTCGTTTTCATCGTAAGTCCAGCCCAGTACCTTCATTAGGCTGTGCTTAACTAGTAGATTGGGACTGCGAAAACGTTTGGTGTCATCAAATCCCATCATCACACCAACTTCAGTTACAGCACCTGATCTGCACAAACCAGCCATGCAATGCACAACCACGTTCATGCGATTGTCTAGTGCATGTTGTAACAAGCGAACAATTTCTTCAGCTTGAGTTTGGGTAATCTTGACTTCATTGGGCCACTTGTCATCACGCTCCACGTCCATGAATTCAAACTTGTGAATCTCTCGGAACTCATGAGCAGGAGTGGGCCACCATGTGGGACATGGATCCATGATCTGAATCAGCATGCTGTTTGGGCCAGCTTCGTGATGGAACCGCAAAGGGATGTCGGCGGCCGCGACGTTTTCAATCCAGGGCATGTTGTTCTCCTAATGTAGTATTATAACACGCCCGGGATTTATTGGTCAACTAAATGTTCTAGTGGCCCGATGTTGACGTTTGATCTCCACATTGGACTCTTTTAACAAGTAGTCCAAGCCCACTTTGCCTTGTTCAATTTCCAAAAGTGCGGTTACTGTAGCACCATGTCGATTTTCTTCAATTCGAATGGCATCACCTCGGTGTAGTTCTCGTACTCGGCGTGCCGCTACCAGCACTAGGTCGTAACGATTACCAATTGCTTCTACTGCGGCCTCGTTGCTGAGTCCGGCTGCGGGATCTTTGGGTGCTCTCATTCTAGGTCCTTTGGTGTAATACCGTTGCTGTGTCGATCTGAAGTTTTTTCTGTATCCTGGAACAATCTCTGTTCCTGAATGGTTTTCTCCCCGAAAAACTTTCGAGGATTGCCACACATTGCACAGTTGGAATCACCGCATGTGGTGGCATGTATCTTGGCCAGGCGATGTTCAGGCCCTGTGGGGAAACCGTGAGCTTTGGCAATTTTGCGTTGTTTTGCTATAGCAGATTGCTCTCTGAGCCTGCGTTGCGAATTGATAAATTTTGCTAGTTCGTTACTCATTGCAGTGTTTGTTGATATACCTAATATATCGCAATCTTCTTTAATGATCAAGCGTTCGGAGACGTCCAATCTACAGAATTTTCTGGAACTTCAATTTGATTAACTATTGTAGCCAAAATGCCATCAAAATTAGCCACCATGTAATCGATCCAGAGTTGAGCTGATTCCTCAGTAGGCCACGTTCTATAGGATGTCCTACGACCGTCGTTGTTTTCTATAAAAAGTGTTAACTTGCTGTCGAAGTCTGGAGCAATATTTTTTGCCACATCTGGCAGCCCTTCCATTTTTACCGTATATTCTTCACCAAGTTCGGCCGCCTGTGGCCAGTTATATTTAACAGGCCAAATAATTTTAGTAGCAATCATAATAATATCTCCTATGCAAATATTTATCTAAAAAATTAAAGAAAGCCCCAGGGCGAACACAAAACATTGACAAAAGGTCTTGTGTCGCGATCCGGGGACGTATTCAACATTTTAAATCAAACCTTCTGCAGTTAGAAACTGCACTGCATCTTGTGCAATTGCAATCTCTGTACGAACGTTGATTTCCAACAGCTCATCTTGCAGTTTTTGCTTGGCTTTCTTTGCAGTAGCAGCCGCGGTTCGGAAACCCCGGATGTCTTCCGCAGTCAACACACTAGTGTCAACAGTACTAGCGTAGCCGTAAATGCTACGACGAGAGTCGTCCTTGCTTTCACGAAGCTTGGTCAGTTGACCTGCAACAACCACTGCATCTTCACGAATCTTTTTGCCGGCTAGGCCGTTGTAGAACTGCACCTGCTTTTCCAGCATGGCTACGTCGGCCAATTTGACATCAACTCCAGCACCTGCGTTGGCAGTGCTCACAGCCTTGCGTATTGCGTACATCGCATCCATCAGTTGTGTGCGGCGGGCTAGATTTTCACGGAACTCTGTGGCAACACGAGCAATTTCAGATTCACCGTGTTGGAATTCGTTGATCTTGACGTCAGTGTTGATGTCAATGTTTTTGACTGCTTCGCCAATGGCCAATTGCAGTGCGTTTGCTTTGCGTAGAGTAATTTTCATTTGTTGCCTTTTGATTGTAATGCAAGGGTGGTAAGATAAAAGTCAAGTAACAGACAGTGCAAAATGCAACGATATCCGGTTAAGGAATATCACAAGCAAAGAACAAAATTCAAAGCACAGGGGTCTATGTATTTCCAATTATCAATATGCATTGTATTTTGGAATTGGAGCACACAAACACGATCGTTTTTCAGACGATTGCCATTGTAGATTTCAGCTTTATGGGCTGAACTTGGCATGAAGCCAAGCAAGTCCGTTCTAATCTACTTTTACCTTACCGGCCAATGCATTTCTGCATCAGCAAAAACTAATTGTACACTAGACTCAATTAAAAGTCTAGTGTATTTGGACAGACTCAAGCAACCTTGAATCCTTTGAAACGGTCAGCCGCATAGCTGGCAGCAAAAGCGTATGGTTTCACAAACGGAACCACATTGCAAGTGCCTTTGATGTAGCCCACAGCTTGACTGATAACACAGCTTGAGCCATAGTGTTCGTCGGGGTTGATATCCAAGTGAACTTCAACATGGCGTCCTTCCAGAACTTCAGCCAACTTCAAGTACAGTTCCGAAACTTTATACACTTCGGTCATGAGTCTCATAGCAGGTTTTCCGGGCTTTTGATCCCACACACGTTCGCGATGTACTTCACCAAAGATCTTGCAACCGTTGTTGCCATTGATATGAACCACAATGGCCAGCACATAGTCAGCATGCCATTCGCTGTTGACTTTGAGTCGTTCTGAGTCGCAACCCAGATAGATTTTGGTCTCCGGGCCTTGTGCTTCAATAAATGCCTTGACTTCTTCTAGGTTGATTTTCTTCATACTACTTCTTTCAAAAACTTGGTGCTCCAGGTGGGACTCGAACCCACAAAATCTGGATTTTGAATCCAGCACGTATACCATTCCATCACCGGAGCTACTGTAATTTATGCACGAACTCGCTTGGCTGCGCCGATTCGGCTGGTCTTGTTCCAGTCGTACGCAACACCATCGGGACACAGTCCGTTCTGTATGCTGTCTACGCCAAAACAGCCGCACACTTCAAAGTCAGGACCTACAATAGTCACAAACTTGTCTAGTTGCTTGGCATACGCCATTGCCAACTCCAGATTGGCAAATTCTTGTTGATTTATCTTGTACATGTGTTGATTATAATGTATTGGGAATTTCCTGTCAATAAAAACTGCAAACAATCCGATATCTCCAGAAGCGTGTGTGCGCAATCGGTGCGTATATGAGCCTCTCACTCAATCAACTTTCCAAGCAGATACATCAGCGCCACTTGGGGTTTTACCTTCTGCCAGAGTTTGTTGTTTGCAAAAATGGTAGCCCCTGCAGGATTCAAACCAGAAGAGGCTATAGTTTGGTGCCCAGGGCGAGACTCGAACTCGCAGCGAACGGCTTCTTAGGCCGGTGTGTATGCCATTCCACCACCTGGGAGTTGTTTGGTAGGTCATAACGGTAACGATCCGCTGTATGTGCAATGTCAATGCACCGCTCTGCCTTTGAGCTAATGACCTGAGTGTGCTGACTACTTGTCCTATTGTACTCCGTCAGCAAAGGAGAATATGGTGCGCCAGGTGAGACTCGAACTCACAATCCTTTCGGCACTGGCTTCTAAGACCAGCATGTATACCATTCCACCACTAGCGCATGTTTGGTGTCCTCAACAGGAATCGAACCTGTATCTAATTCTTAGGAGGAACTTGTTCTATCCATTGAACTATGGGGACTTGTTTATTGTAACATCAACGTCAATTGACGTCAACTACTTCTTGCAGACTGTCTCGACGAATCAAGAATCTGCGAGTCTCGCCCTCACGCCGTACACTCAGAAACTCATGTCCTTCTAGTTTTCGAACCATTCGGATGTTGTCGCAGATGTAGCGCTCAAGTGTGATCTTGTTTTCAAATAGTCGTGTTTTATTTTCCATCACTGTGTCCTTTGCACTTACTTATTGGCGGAAAGCAGAGGAGTCGAACCCCATCCCTGTTAAGAGAACCTGGTTTTCAAGGCCAGTCGCAGGACCATCCCCGCTGCATTACTTTCCGTTGTTTTTGGTCTCGGTAGCAGGAATCGAACCTACGCTCGAACGTCCCAAACGTTCAGTGATACCATTTCACCATACCGAGAAAATATTAACTGGGAATTATTCGAGGCAAAAACGGCACTGCCCTGGGTCCGTGTCGCTGTTGTAGCAGCAGGCGAGCTTCTTGCGCATCGTTTGCACCCACACGGTCCTTGAACTCCGAACCGTCGGGTCGTCTTACAGTTGCTTCGAATAATTT